TAATTGAAGCAACCTGTCTTGAAAGGTCTCCGTACATAACAGGTATAGTTTGTTGAGTCTTATCACCAGCTTCATATTTAAAACCAATGAATGCTCTCATAAACTGTGTTACGTATCTTCTTATCTGTCCATCGTAAAAGAAATCCATTAATCGTCTGCCTTCGGTCTAAGTGCTTTACTCAAGCTCTGTTTTTCTGAAACTTGTTTACCACCAATATTATTAACTGTTGTATTGTTAATAAACGAATCTTTACCTTTACTTATTGCAGCATCATGTCCTGCAAAATCTTTACCTGCACCTACTTGACTTGGTCCTAAATTACTTCTAGTCATTCTTACATCATCTTCAGTTTTTCTCCAACGCACTCCGTCAAATCTAAACAAGCGTGTAGGTTTGTAATCAGTACGTAAGTGAAACTGTCCTTCAATAGGATTGAGAGGAAATGCTATACCTTGTGTAAACGGTGCACCATTTTCTGGTAACCCGTCACCGATTAGATAACCTTTATATGCATTACCTTCTGGTGTTTGGTATGCAGTGTCAGCAGTAACAGACATATAAACTTCGTTACCTTTGTCATCAAGTAATGTATTACCATCTTTGTCTGTACTAGGAATTAGTAAGTCATCACTATCAGCTGTAACAAGTTCTGTGTTACCTTGATTGTCAGTTTGCATAGTATAGAATCTACTAGTGTCATACCCGCCTTGTGGTGAATCTGCTTCAGCTTGATCAAGTACTGCTTGTGTAACTTGCATTTCTTTTTCATACGTACTCATAATATCTTTGAGTGTATCTGCAAGTTTATAATAAGTTGAGTTAGGTGGTTCAACACCTGTGACTTCTGATATAACTTGATACTTTTCACCATTAGGAGCAATAACTATATCTCCTGGGAAGTAAGTTGACTCTGCGTTCCACGTACCTTTTAATGAATCTTTATCTGCAATGCCATCTAAAATTTGTTTGAATTCTTGTGAATCTACTAATGGTTTACACTTTGCTCTATACAAGTGTGGATACCATGTATTTGAAAATCCTTCTGCTGCACGATTAACATCTTCAATTACATAAAAACGTTTTAGTGCATAATTTAAATCATTAAGAGCATGTTCATCATCTAAGTGAGGCAATTCAATAACATCGCCTGACATGATTTTTCTGCCTAATTTTTCAACAGTATCATTAATATGAAATGTAATAAACACTGTATCATTTTGTAGGAATAAACCAAATTGACTTAGGTTAAAGTCAATGTCTTGTACATTATATACACCACGTAATCTATACACATCTGGATCATATTTGCGATCTCTGTTTTCTAAGAACAGCATATCCTGAATATTTGTAGGATCATCTGTGCTATATGTTGGTGTAGTTGCTGTTTTTTCCTGTGAATTTCCGGGGCCTACATACTTGTGTACAAGCACATCAGTACCGCCAACTTGAAACATCTCCCAGACGGTTTTGTCCTGGAATTTGTAATCGTTCCCTTTTTCGGGTCTGTATAAACTGAGTCTTGGCATTGTATAACTATTTACCTAAAGTAGCGAAAGGCATAAATACTTATATGAGCCAGATAGAAACATCAAAACAAGAAGTATTCGACTATTGCAAAGCAATGCTAGGCGACGGAATGATCGATGTAGAACTAGATCCTATTCATTACGAAACAGGTTTAAAACGTGCTATGGGTGTTTTTAGACAACGTAGCGATAACGCAGTTGAAGAAAGTTATATAACACTTACTCTAGAAAAAGACAAAAACGACTATATCTTACCACATGAGATACAGCAAGTAAGACAAATATACAGAAGAAGTGTAGGTAGTAGAACAGGTAACGGTACAGGTGGTACAGTGTTTGAACCTTTCAACTTAGCATACACTAATACATATTTGTTAAGCTCAACTAACATGGGCGGACTTGCAACGTACGAACTATTTGCACAGTATCAAGAACTTGTTGGAAAGATGTTTGGTTCGTTTATCAACTTTACTTGGAATCCTCAAAGTAAAAAATTAATTATTATGCAACGTCCAAGAGGTGAAGAACAAGTACTTCTTTGGGCATACAATGAAAAGCCTGACTATACAATTTTACAAGATGTATATGCAGGACAGTGGATTAAAGATTATACACTTGCTAACTGTAAAGTTATGCTAGGACAAGCAAGAGAAAAATTTGCAAGTATTGCAGGTCCACAAGGTGGTACAGCTCTAAACGGACCTTCATTAAAAGCAGAAGGCACAGCAGATTTAGAAAGACTAACAATGGAACTTACAACACAGGTTCCAGGTGGTAGTGGATATAGTTGGATTATAGGATAATGAAAGCAGACGAGTTTATGTGGGAAGGCGAAGAACTATACGACGGTATGGTTTGGGGCAGAGGCAAGTCCACTGCAAGAGGCGGAACAGTTAAAATGAAGTTTCGTTGTCCATCAGGTCCACGCAAAAGTAGACAAGTATCACACCCGTCCAAATGTTGGGATCATCCTAACATTGCACAAGCACAACGTATGAAAACTACTCGTGCTAGAACTGGCCCTCAACAGGCTAGACGTCAATCACGTACCAAAAATATTAATACAGCAACTCGTTTGGTAAGAAGACTTAATAAATTCAAATAAAGTACTTGACATTGTAAATTAATCCTAGTATACTATACAGTATATTAACTAGGAGAATTATTTGTGATTATTGGTGTATGTGGTTTTATTGGTAGCGGCAAAGACACTGTTGCTGATTATCTTGTTAACTTCCATGAATTTAGAAGAGAAAGTTTTGCTGACACATTGAAAGATGCAGTCGCAGCAGTATTTGGTTGGGACAGAACTTTACTTGAAGGCAGAACAAAAGAAGCACGTGAATGGCGTGAAGAAGTAGATCATTGGTGGGCAGAAAGACTTGGAATGCCAACACTAACACCAAGATGGGTACTACAATATTGGGGTACTGAAGTTTGCCGTAAAAGTTTCCATGACGATATATGGATCGCTAGTTTAGAGAACAAAATACGTAATTCTAAAGACGATATTATCGTAAGTGATGTACGTTTTCCTAATGAAGTAAAAGCAATTAAGAATCAACAAGGCAAGATGATTTGGGTACAACGTGGACGTTTACCTAAGTGGTATGATGTAGCACTTGATGCAAACGCAGGTAGTAATGTAGCAATCAATGAGCTAAAGATACAGAACATACATGCTTCAGAATGGGCTTGGGTTGGTACTAAATTTGATCATACTATTCATAATGATATGAACATTGATGACTTATATAGCGAAGTTAAGTCGCTAGTAATCAGCAGTTAAGTCTCCCTGTTTCCACTTAATACCTTCTTTAGATAGTACAGATATACAATTAGCACAAACAGTTTTTAAATTGCTATGTCTACAATTATCTAAATTTCCGTCTAAATGTAATACTCTAAATACTTCTGGATGCGGTGATTTAAATCCGCATTTGTCACATGATGTTTTTTGTTTGTAGCCCGCACGAGCCCATCTAGGTACGCCTGTGTACTGCCCATGATTATTACATACTTCACATAGGCTTCTGTAGTATGTACGCTTACCTTTCTTATAGTTAACAGCACGTGGCCGTAATCCGCACTTACAAAGAGGTCTCATACATGTATTTACACCTTTTCGACCCCTTTTAATACTGGTTAAACCAGGCTAATTTTATATAAAGTGCTAAATACAATTGCAACAAGTTTACGTAATAGACTGATACGAAAATATTACCAGGAGATAAAAAGATGGCATTAACATCACCAGGCGTAGAAGTAACAGTAATAGACGAGTCGTTTTATACCCCAGCAGAGCCTGGTACAACTCCTCTAATTGTTATTGCTTCATCGCAAGATAAATTAAACGCAGCGGGAACGGCTACAGCAGCTGGAACGCTAAAAGCTAACGCAGGTAAGGCGTATAAAGTTACCTCACAGAAAGAATTAGTAGATCTTTTTGGTGTACCAACATTCAAAAAGACAGCGAGCAACACTCCAATACACGGAAGCGAATTAAACGAATATGGATTGCTTTCAGCATATTCATTATTAGGCGTTTCAAACTCAGCTTTCATTGTACGTGCAGATGTTGACTTAGACGAACTAGAAGGTTCATCAGCTGCTCCGGGAGCGAATCCAGCAGACGGAAAGTGGTGGATCAACAGCGGCTCAACTACTTTTGGTATCCAAGAGTGGAATGGTGCAGCAGTAACCACAACAGGTGGTCAAAAATTTGCTGCTAAAACACCTATTGTATTAACAGACGATGACGCATCAAAAATTGATAACGGCGCACCTAAAACATCAGTTGGTGCTATTGGCGATTACGCAGTAGTATTTGAAACTGTTGACGGTAGCGGAACGTTTACTGCAAGTAAAGAAAATGCAACTATGTGGTACAAGTCCTCAGGTAACGGTTCAACTGTTACACAAGGAGTTTGGGTTAAAGTAGGAAGCAACGATTGGTCAGCTAGCCATCCAACAATTGTTGGCGATACTTTTTCAGCAACTTCAGGAAACTTCAGTGTTAACGGAACAAACTTTGTAGTATCAGGCACATTAGATGACTTGGTAACATCTATTAACGGTGCTATTACAGAAACACAAGGTATTGTTGCAAGAAACGTAAGCGGAAGACTTTATCTTTATTCAGATGGTAGTTTAGACGGTGTAGGTGATTCATCCAAGTCAAACGCTATTATTATTGATGATGGTATAAGTAGTCCAACTATTACTTTTGCAGACTTAGGTATTGCAAAAGGAACATACTATGGTCCAGAATTACACATTGATGCACATACTAATGTTCCAGAATTTAAAACTGGTGACACAACACCACGTCCAACAGGAAGTGTTTGGATTAAAACAACTGAGCCAAACAACGGCGCACGTTGGAGAGCAAGTAAATGGTCAGCAGCGACTCTTTCATGGGTAGCATATACTGCACCATTGTATGCTAACAACTCATCTGCAATTTATGCATTAGATAAAGCAGGTGGCGGAGTTAACATTCCAACTGATAGCATTTATGTACAAACTAACGCAGAAGAAAATAGTGGTTACGATACAACACCTATGACTGCTTCGTTTAGAGTGTTTAGAAGAGCTGCAACAGGAGTTACTAAAATTACTTCAGCAGTAGTAGACGCAAGTACATTTACAGTAGGCGCAAACACATTTACAATTGCAGAAGGTATTAAAACATCAGGAGCGTTAAACGCTGGAGTAAGCGTGAGCTTTACAGCAGCAGGTAATGCTAATGACGCAGGCTTAATGGCAGGTGCTATTAACAGTGCAGGTTTTACTAATATCGAAGCAGCAGTAACAAGCACAAATGCAGTAGAAATTTTCCACAAGTTAGGCGGAGATTTTAGAAT